GGACCGCGTCCGTCTGCCCACGCCACAATAAGCTCGTGCGCCTCTTGTGAATAGAGCGACATCAAATCGTCGTTTGTTAACGCCATGCGCTTATTTAAACGAAGACCGTCAGTTAATTTCACGCGACACCATCTTGTTGGTTCTTCAAACGGAGAGACAATGACACGCCATATCCCGTGGTCGTGTTCGCCTCGTATGTGGATGCGTTCGTTCCCGTTCCACGCCTTGCGTTCAGTAACTTGTGTGACATGCGCGTTCGTGGTGAGGTAGCTCACGAGGTCGATGTCGTGTGAGAACTCCCGTAGTGGATCGGCGTAGTCTTTTCCCGGCCAGTTCCTCATATCGGACGCGACGAAAAAGGTAATGTCTTCAATATTGTTTTTAACACCATGTAGGTGCTGAACTAACGTGTGGAAGCGCCAGTTATAGCCGACGGAAATTAACCCCGATTCTTCCACGCACCATCTAACCTGTTCGTCTGTCAGGTCGGTATTACTTAACGGCTTCTGTATCAAGATGGCGCATCTCTTATCGCTCGCCCGAGCTTGCATAGCCATCTTGAAATGAAAACGAGCAGGCGTTGCAATAAATATAACGTCAGGCATAAAGTTCTTTAGGAGGCGGTCGTACTCTTGAAAAAACGAAACCTCACGATGGGGAAAATTTTTGAGTTGTTTTATGTCAGGCTCGACAAACGTGTCGCATAGCGCAATGTCAGGCTCATCTGGATGCTCAAGAAGGATGTCGGCATAGCGACGTCCCATCGATCCTAATCCGACGACCGCCGCCTTCATATCGCTTCTCCTGTTGCGCTAACCAACAACGCATGAAGGTCCACCGTCGTCATATCGCACAAGCTTGGATTGGAACTGGTATAGGGGTTCGGCACGCTTGTCGAGTTGTCGCCAACCCATTCATGCTTCGTCCAACTCAGTCGCGTCCCCTGAACGGCTGGCGGGATAACGATGACTCCTTTTTGAGAGATGGCCCGTTCGTGTTCGTCAGTATTGATGAGCGCCTCGTGTAGCTTCTCTCCGCCGACACGCTTACCAACAATCGACACCTTCCCTTGAGGATGGAACGCCTCTGCTAGCGTTTTAATACTTGAACTCCTGATCTTCGGAATAAAGATTTCTCCGCCGTGCATTAACTCTAGCGACCGAAAGACATGCTCGACCGCTTCGTTTGCTGTTAACCAAAACCGAGTCATCGTCTTGTCGGTCACAGTTAATGGGCGACCAGCTTTTATCTGTCGCCGCCATACTGTTAAGACGCTTCCGGTACTCGCTAAGACGTTTCCATACCTCACACAAGAGATGGATGTGCCGACAGGTGCGGCATGGCTGTTCAATTCCAGTAAACAGTTTTCTGCTTGGTACTTGCTCGCGCCATACGTATTAATTGGCGCGACCGCTTTGTCTGACGAAATTAAAATGACCTTCTTTACGCCAACCTCTCTTGCAGCATTAGCGACATTAATACTTCCCTGTACGTTGGTCTTGTGCATCTCTAGCGGGTTGTACGCGCCATCATCAACCCGCTTAAGCGCTGCAGCGTGGACAACTACATCGACACCAGCACACGCATCACGAAGGCGACGTTCATCTCGCACGTCCCCAAGAAACGGTCGGAACGCTTCTAACACATATCGAAGGAACGCTTTGCCGAACGTTCCGGTCGCACCAGTCAAAAGGATATTCACAAGTCTCCCCTCAGATAAAGTTGTCGCTCCATAAGGTGTTCAACAAAGCGCTCCTGTAAACGCTTAAGCGCCTTCGCTTTGTCCGAACGTCGCTGTGGTGCTGTTATGCGATGACCGATTCGCTTTTTTAAATACGGGTCGGTCGGGATAGAAAGAAGCTTTCGATAGGCCGCTAGTCGTTCCATATTAATAAACACATCCATCTAATAATTTAACGTTGAACTCCATTTCAATATTTAACGTTGAACTCCGTTTTTTAAATTCAATGTCATCCAATCCTCCACCCGGAGTAAGCGCCAATACTCGATCCGGTGGCATAGGCGAGCCAACCAAATGGAACCTGCTCGACTGCGGCAAGTACGTTGCCATACCACACGATGCCTATTAAAAATGCGCCGAGCATGATCTTAAACGCGTCTCCACGTTGAAGCGCTCGTGTCTGCCAACTCACAAGGCCGACCATTAAGAACCCGCGCGCAAATAACAACACGTATGTCATTCATCAACTCCATTACTGTTCACGAAGATGGGGCGAGTGATATGAGTGTGTTGAGTAACGGAGTACCGCCGTGCTATCCGCTACCAATATCACCGCCCCAAACCATTAAACCTAAACGCGATGTCTCCGTCGGCTCCACGTAACTTATCAACCACAATCGTTATCTCTTTCCTATGAACCGCGCGATGGCACGATCGACATAACAGAAGGCAGTTGCGCGTGTTGATCCGTTTCTCGATTGGAAGACCTCTTGTGGCTGACCTGTAAACGATTTCGTGCATCTCGCTAATCTTGTCGAGCGTCGACTCGTGCCAGCCTCTCCCAAGCTGAGAACTAATTTGGACACACGACCGACAAATGCCGTCGCGCTGAACCACCAATCTCCTGACCGACTTGAT